AGAGATAAACTGCCTTAGTGGAAAAGGAACACTAAGATTGGTATACAGCTTATCGTGCTACGAAGTTATCAAAATATTTGCATCCCTTTTCTACAGTACAAGGCTTATTAGCCTTTTTTGAATCTATAGACTGAAAGACTGGAGCCCAGTTATTTCTTACCAAGTATCCTCTATCAATATATACATCACAACCAAGGCAGTTACCAACATTCCAATTAGCACACTCAAGTTGTGCTTTCCTTAGCTTTGTCATCTTTTACCTCTTGATTTATATCCTTTTCCATTTCTTCTTTTTCATTCATTAATCTTAACATGAATGCAGCTAAATATACGGATAAATCAAGTGCTTCTTCAACTGCTTCGTAAAAATTATCTCTTGTAAGGTCATCTTGAGGTAAAATAGGCACATTTTGATGGTATCTTTTTGCGCCTACCTTGAGTCTTTCTTTTATTAAGTCAATAATTAAATCATTGTTTTGAGTAAGATGAGATAAATCATCAGTCATTTTATATTTATTGATTTTAGATTGCATTTCATCAATCCTCACAGCCATTTGACGCATACCAAAGTCAGCTTCCATTAAAGCTTGTTCTAGATGTGTTATTTTATTTTGCATCATTTGCTTTTTAGTCATCACAAACCTCACATCCTGGCTTACCTTGTTTAGCGTATTCACGCTCTATTCCAGTCTCAGAACCAACTCCTCCCTTAACTTCATACATATCTTTAGTTACGGGTATTTTTCCTCTTTTAATTTCTTTAGATTCCATCTCATCTTCGATTTCTAAGACAAGTTTATTTACTTTTTCTAGAACTGTAGAGTTATTTCCATCTATGTATAACTCACCTCTATAATTTTGTAAAGCTGTCATTATAATTTCAGCTTGTTCACGGTCTAATTGCATTAGTATCTTCCTCCTTTTGCGAGCTTTCGCAGCACATATTCTTTGGTTTCATCTTTTAATGTTTCTACCCATAAGATAAGTTCTTCAAAATCTTTCTCATCTAGCGGGCCTTTCCTGGTATTACATGATTTACATATTAACTGTAGATTGTCTACGACAGAGTCTCCACCTTTTGCCAGTGGGATGATATGATCACAAACCATATTTCTTAATGTCATTTTTCTTCTGCAGTATTTACATGATTTACCGTATTTATGATAAAACATTTCACGAAGCTGATCCATTGTAATATCAAATATTACTTCTGAATCTTCTGATCGTTTCTTAAGGGAAGATTTGAGACTTTGCATTTTTCTCTGTAGCTTGGTATAAGCAATCTTCCAGTAAGTACGATGATGAGGTTCTAATACCTCTTGGAATGCTGTTTTATCATACTTCATAATTATAGGGGCCCAGCGTAGGTGTTTTTACTCACTGTCCCACCATAAGGAATGGGAACAACTGAGCCCGTATAATTTAGAGCTAAACCCGTAGAGGTTGCAAGAGATAATAATGAGTCCAAATTATGATCTCTTTACGCGTTTAACTTTATCTATATCAATGCCAGGTGGCATTTCTTGACCAGCATTAAATGCTGATATTGCAGCTTTTCTAGCTTTCACCTTATCCAATTTCTCAACTATCTCAACTTTCTTAAAGTCATCTGATATAATGTGAGGGTCGACATCAACTGGGCCAAATGTTTCATAAAGCTTATACCTTGCGGTATCAGTTTCATATACTCCATCTTCGTTTCCAATTTCCATTATAACTGCTGGAAGAAGGTTTTTATTGAAGAAATCTTTCGTTCTTTCTAATCCCTTTCTTCGCGATTTTAGTCTGTCTATCTCATCTTTTAATGCTTCAACCTCAGCGTCTATCAAGTGTTCTTTTTTGTTAAGTTCCATCATAAAGTAGTCGACATTTTGGATTTTAGTCCTGACTTGTCTGTGTAGTGTCATTCGCTTCTCTTCGAGAAGCTTGTGCTCTTCCATGTCAATATCAGGGCGTTTTTCTAGTAGCTCCATTTGTTGATTTACATCAATCAACTCACCAACTATTTCTTTTGTTGTTGCCATTTATCCTCCACTAGTGTGAATTTATTATTCATTACTTTACTGTGCATAACTTCAGGCTTTTTTCTCTTTAATCTAAATGATGGTGTCCATTCTAACTTAACGTCGAAGAGATCACCATCGCTGTTCTTGAATAAAGAGACTTTCTTTTCAGTTTCATCTGAAGAACCTGTTATGCCAATAACTTTCCTTGAAGCATTTTCAATTGCTCCACTCCCTTTAGCTGCATATAAATCCATTATTTGATTCCTTGAATAGTCTCTAGAGACTTGAGAAATCTGTATGATAATGATATCTTCATTTACAGCTACATTTGATAGAGAGTGGCTTATATAATTAAGCTTTTCGTACTCTCCTCTTTTATTAAAAGGTACATCTACGAGGTCTATATAATCAATTACAACACATTTTGGTTGTAATTGCTTTATCTTGTCTTGTATTTGTGGTATTGTGGGGCTTACTGATTGCATTATTATGTGGCTTAGTTCTTCTTTGTGATAATTATATAGATTTTTATACTTGCTCATCACAGTATTTTTATCTGCTCCTGAAACAATTTGTAAATTTCTTCTATGCATCACAAATCCTGATAACTCTAAGGATAAGAATAATGTTGGTATTTGTTTTTCTTTTACTATCTGATCATGTTCAGCATTGTAACCTAGTACTATATTTTGAGCGAGCGCTGTTTTATTTGCACCTGTTGACCCAAATATAGTAACTAGTTCTCCTGGATATACTGTTGCATCTTTATCATGTACACCTAGAGACTGAGCTAAATCAATTGTTCTACCAGAGAAGTCAGTTTCAAGTCTTTCTGCTAGTTCTGATTGTAGCTCTTCGCTGTTCTTTACATCAATCAAATAATCTTTTCTTTTGTAATGAATACAATGTGTTTGGCAATACTTAGCCATTAAGACATCTTTACAGCCATATTTGTATCCACCACGATAGGTGTCTTCTACCTTTTTGATGATAATGTCATCTCTTAATTGTCCGTTATTCCAATGCAATAATGAAGCTTTAGCAGCTTCACTTGGTATACCGTGCCTAAAGAAATGAGATGCTATTCGCATCATAGTATTATTTCTTGAGCCTTCTTCAGGGCCAAGTTTATACATCTTTTGAACGCAGGGTACGATATTGCGTGGTTCTACATTAGATTCCATTACTCTTATTTGAGGAACGTCAGTAAGTACTTTCTTTTCAAGTTCTCCGTCTCCCCAAATAGGATCAGTCTCAAGTATAATTTGCTTATTTGCTTCAGACATTATCTCTTCTGCAGATGCTTCCTGTACTTGATTATGTGTTAATGGAATTTTATATAGTCCAGACTTTGGATTTAAGGTATTTGCACATCTATATATTGATGTTCTATTATATACTGCTAAATCTATATCACTGAATAAATTATTCATAGTTTCTTTAACAATAAATGGTAAGTCAGTTGTTCCTTCTGGGAAATTAAAACATTCTCCACTTATTATAATATGATATCCAGTTCCACTAAAATAGACATTGTATGAGCGTTTTTGAACTCCTAGTTCTTCTAGTTCAAATAATACACCTTTTGTTTTGTTTAGTGTATAATTATCTGTATTGTCACCTTTATCAATATCAATTAATATATCATTAATATATCTTTTACCTAGAAAATCTTTAAATGTTTTTCTTAGTTTATGATATTGTCTTCCTTCTTCATCATACAGATATAAACTCTTATATACAGCATATTTATCACCATGTTCTAATATAACATCAATGATTTGTTCTTGAGGGATAAGGAGCCCTCTGTTCTGAGGGCCCCCTATCGCTACTTCGTGATAAAGTTCCACTTAGAACGTGTTACGGGCACTACCAGTAGTGGTACTAGTCATGTCCCCGTTAGAAACAGGTGCTGAAGTGTCATCGTGTTCTACAATGAATTTATTAGCTTTCATGTACTGAACATAACTTTCAAGGTCTTTACGACCAAAGTCAGTATTCTTTACAATTTTAGGACATACAGTTGTGTATGCTTTACCAGCTTTCTCATTCCACTTCTTATAAGTAAATATATAGTACTTATGATCTGTGTCTGAGCTAGTCATTCCATAATTAGCCACAGTGAAGTTGACATTTAATAAACCTGCGATATCTTCAACAGGTTTATCATCTTCATCAACCCAATGACCATGAGGATTAACTCCACCAGTCCAACCAATAGCATCTGTAAAATACAAGATTCTTTTCAATAAACTGCTACTACCAGATATAGTATCATCATCTTCTCTGTCAAATGAGCCTAATAGGCTATATTTCCAGGGATATTGTGAATTTCCATTTCTAAAACTTATTTCTAGAAACATATCCATATTTGGATAGTCAGCTGATCTATCTACAACATCAGTTAATGCAACCTCTTGGAAACCAAGGAAGCTTGCACCACCAGAGTTGTTTTCGCTTTGTTCGTAAGAACCTCTGAACGGCATAGGCATCTCCTATTCTTCTTTGTATTTTAGTATTTCATTCATTACGCTATCGTAATCAAATTCAAGGACTTTCTGAGCTAAAGGCTTAAGCCTACTGCCTACAGTCCTTTCATCATATGCTTTAAAAGAAAGATAGAATTTACCATCTTCTTTACTAGCCATAGCGTACCCTATCACGTCTGCACTTGCCGTTAGAGCATAAGCTAACCCACGGGGTAGTTCAGGCCCTAGTTGGCTTTTCCCGTCTGTAATGACGGTACTCTTAGCATGTGAAATCAAAACAAGATTTCTCCCTAATGATTTACACAATGTTTGAAACTTTTTTACTATGTCAAGATTCTTCTTTCTAGCTTGTGCCCAGTCAGCACCCCAAGAAGAACCTTCGCCCATTGCTGCTTGACCTCTTTCATCACATACTTCTAATTCAATCCATCTATTTATGTGATCAATTGTATCAATAACAATAGTATCATAAGGTAATTTTTGCAAATTATCCTTTAACCAATAGTATACTTCTACCATAGAGTATACTTCCATTGGTTCTCCAACATCTCCAGTACGATTATAATAACCACGTTCATCATTAGGTACTATCTCTGTAACAGGTTTACCTTTTTCTGTAACTTGCTTATTATCAATCATTTTGGGTCTTGTTGGAGTATTTAATGAGGTAACAGTAACTGTATTTGCTCCCTCAACAAAATCAGAGCCTAAGTCAGTATCAATTAATAGACATCCCTCGGCTCCATTGGGACTCCATTTACTGGCTTGAGTTGTCTTACCTGTTTTGGGTTGACCGATAAAATACCAAGTCAACCCAGTAGGTAAAGTCGTCCAGTCAGTGGATACTTTTCTGACATTAATATCCATAACTATCCTTTAAGTTTATATGAAGCATTAACACTACCGTGTTTATTTTAAGTCTACAGATTTTCACTGCTCTTTCGTTTATACTTTGAGGTCTTGTTTTATGTCGACTTCCTCTGGCATCAACTGCTTCATAATTAATGTGTTATAATGAGATTTTCAGTTCGCATTTCGAGTGGCATTAAGCCAATCCAAATATACGAATAATACGGTCTTTTTGCAACTACATTAAAGACTTGGTCTACGCCAAAGCCTCCAACTATAGAAGCTGTAAAGATTGTATGTTTCATTGTACACGGTTCTTCACTTATCTCATGAGAAGGTAGCCAAGTATCTAAATAGTTATCATTATCCTTAGTTGCGGTAATGATTTCCATAGCCATAGCTCCCATCCTTAAATCAATAAAGAATTGTCTATTGCTTTGCTCTAACCATTTATTATATGCTACAAGTCTACCTTCCATATTATCAAGACAAGTAATCATTTTTGGTAATGTAGGACTAGCCTCATCATAATATTCTTTGAAGAATTTATTATTTCCAGGCTTAACAGAATATAGATTAGCAATATTTTCAGCTACTTCAGCTTTTGATTTGCCTAATGCTCCTTGAGGAAACATAGTAGTACTTAAATTATGCTCCTCTAATACATCATGATCCCATCCTGTCATCTTTTTCCATCCCATAATGGACAATAGAGGTACCAGCTGTGAGCCGATACCTCCTAATCCAACCAGACCAATATGGTCTAGTTTACTCTGAGGAATCAAATCCTTATTTCTTAAGAATCTATTAGTAGCCATAATATCCTCCATATCCATATCCGTAATTATATCCATCATCCATAAGAGTTATTACATCTACTAGGTCAATTCCAAGTTTCTGAAGTGCATCTTCAGCTGCTATATCGGTCATTTCTGCCGTATCATTTCTCAATAAGATATGTACAGCTAACTCTCTTTTTTTAGAAGTTAATTTATCTAATATAGCTGTTTTTTTATCTACAAGATCAATATTCTTTTGAGTAGTGCCAATTGCATTAACATTTGGTGTATAGCTTTTTCCTCTTCCATTCCATAATGTTACCTGATTTCCAGGCTTAGCCTTTGGTTTATTCTTTTCAATCTTATCAGCTATAGCAACCCAATCGTCTTCTGGTTTAAGTCCAGGAATATTAATTTCTATATTCTTTTCCTTTACCTCTATTGAATGAGCACATTTATACTGATCTTTATAACCAAATCCAAAAGCATGTAAGGCTTTACCAGCACTAGCTACTACTAAGCTGCCGTAAAATCCTTCGTCAGGTGCCATCTCTTGAATTGTATCTGTATCTGTCCCAGATAGGAACGCTCCCATAGTATTGTGACTATGGATTAAACCCATATAAGCTTTTTTCAAGCTTGGCATATTAGCATAGGTCTTCTTCAGAATTTTAGCTAAGTCTTTAGCTTCCCACTCAGTAGCAGCATGACTGCCTAAATCTAATGGGTGGAAATGAATAATTCTCCATTCTGTAGGAAAACCATCGTCATCTGTTTTGACCTTGTACCATGCTGGGCCAGACCACTCTAAGTCCTTAAATCTATTCAAAAGATAAGTGTACTTGTTGTGTATCTTCTTTGGTATTATTAGTTTGGTTGCCATAATCTTTTAGACTCCTTATGACGTTGCTGTATTGACCTATTAAATATTGAGACTCTTGCTCAATAAGATTTTTCTTAATAGATTCATACAAGGTTAATAAATCACTTAATGATTCAGGTGATTTAGGTGAAAGAATTTTCTCTAGTTTTCGAAATTTATCATCATCTATTTCATGAACATGCATTTCATTCCAGAATTTTCCTCTGTCAATTAAATATCTATATTCTACTCCGTCCCATCTTTGTTCTGGTTCACTAATAGTATATTCAAAAGCTTTAGAAATCCTTTTTCCAATTGCATCGTTTACAAATTTCTCTGAAAACATTTTATCATAATAAGAATGCATCATTCTCATGATTCTTCTCCATCTCTTATTATTAAAAGCAATTAGTTTTCTTTTTTCTATAGACAATTCTTTATTAATATGCGAAGCTTCTCCTGTATCAGGATAAACTCTTACATTATATTTTTCTGTATTAGTCATTCCATCACAAAGCTTATTCATTTTAGTAAGAAGTGGAGCATAGTACTGACAATATAATCTTAATGCATAATCTATTTCTTCAAATACAAGTTCATACATACTACCACGTGTTACATATTTGTATATATCATCCATTATATTTTCCAAAGATTTTAATATTGTCAATGATAAGCAATAATCTCTATCTGCACTTAATCTATCATTTCTTATTTCTATTGTAGATATAGATGTCTTATCCTGATAAAAAGATGGTACATAAATATTAGTATCTCTTTCTTTCATTATTGAAAACAATCTATTTCTACTTAATCGTCTATTTTCTCTTCTTTCACGTAAGTGATCAGCTATATTTCTAATATCATTAAGTTCATCTTTATCCATCTTATCTCTAATATTGCTTCCGAGACCTTCTTTGACCATTTTCAATTTTCCGAGAATATGAGATAATATATTCGTATCATTTACCACAGAACCACTATCTATCTTATCAATATGATCTACAATAAATTGTCGATTATAGTGACTAGCTTCCTGTCCTTGTAAATGAAGACCATTAAAAAGCTTAGATGCTTTATATTCCTTATTATCGCTGCTATATTCTATTGTATTATGATTTATATCCCAATAAGGTGATTGACGATTCCAAGTATTTAAAAACATATGAATTGTCCTTAAATACATTATTGGATTAGCCTCTAATCTCCATTTGCCTAGCTCTGTTCCATAAGAGCCTAAGCAAGGCATAGCATTTGTAATATGTGGATGCCAAGCAGGAACTTTATATCTAAAATCAAAATATACTTCATCATTTTCTATTCCAGAATTATAAAATTTAATATCTGGATTATTACATGATATTCTAACATATATTCTATCTAATGTATATACTTTTCTTCCTCTGAGTCTTGGTATACCCATATTAAATATCAAAGCTATATCATCGCTTCCCATAACATCTGTTACATAGCCATCTATAGCTACTAATCCAAATGTTTCATTAGGGTTTGATATCATATCATATAGTATCTTCCAATAATCTTTATCTAATTTAGAATTTTTAGTTCGTCCATTATGATGAAAGATTCTTTCAAATGTTCTTTTTAATCTCTTTTTAAAGCTTGGAGCTTTATGATTAAAAGGTAATCCGTTTATATCTATGATATCACCTAACTTATCTGGAAAGGTTTTATCAATTTTGTAAGTCATGATAACTCCTTATATTATTTAATTTATTAGGGTTAGTTAAAGAACAGGGCGAAGTAATTAAACTCCACCCTATTCTCTTGTATGCAGACGGGGGTCTACTTACCTGATGCTACTTTGCTCTTTTGAAAAGATACAAATTGTCCATCAGCTAGTGTCTGAGAGGGGTTAGCCTCACCGCTGTCTACATGTATTTGAACACCTTGAAGTGAAAGGTCTAACTCCTGAGCAAGCTCAGATGGTGTTCCACCTTCCATCTCCCTAGGCATACCACCGTTGTGGTATGATATGACTGTAACTTTAGCCATTTTATCCTCCGATCGGTATTTAGGGGTTTAAACAGATTTCTTTTTAGCAGGTCGTCCACGTTTAGCGGGTACTGGCATCTGTCTTGACCAGTAATATACTTGACCTCTTAGCTTGTATAATTGTCTTCTGAGTCTTTTAATTGGAAAAACATACATAACATGTGTTACGATACCTCCAAAACAAAGACCTATTGCAAATACTAGCCATTCAAATTGAGTCATTTTAACTCCTTCTCCTTTATTAAGGGTTTTTCTAGTGATTTTATTATTTTGATTATTCGTTCTTTAACTTTTTCTTTATCTACACCTGGTATTTCATCAACTTGGTTACCATCTTTATGAAAAGGCCAAAATGTAATATTATCATAACGGTTAGGATAGTCTACATGATCTGAAACGCTAACAAGAACACTATATTTATCATCAATAACACATCTCCAACGCGCTCCTACTAAACATATATCTAATGACATACTCATAGGTTTACTCTATAAATTCCTAAAGAGTGTGAAGGCCGCTTAATATCAGGTTTTTTACCTGCTCTAACAGCATCCATTGCTTTTGTGTGTTTAGAAACAATAAATTCTATCTTCTCGTTAATATCCTTCGCTTGTCTTGTATTATTTTTTGTTATTGTTCTAGCCTCTTTAAGAACTTCTATAATTGTGCAAACTGTTTTGCACTGCATTACACTATCGTCTAAATGCATAATTCCTCCTTAAGGAGACAAGGATATAGTGTGAGAGTTTCTAAAACTCTGTCATATATACTCCGCATATATAATCCGCTTATCAGGGACTATATCCTATGTCTATTATTTTTGCGAAGAAGGATTTGCCAACCTAGCAATCACTTTTACATTGCCAACTCTATAAACTTCATCTTTTAATTCCACATCTTCCCTTCTAGTTTTATTGTTTCCACTAGAAGCTTTTATGTTATTAGGTATTATTAGTTTTGTTTCAGAGTTCTTCTTCGCAATATTCATTAATTTGGTTTCTTTAATCTGATTATCGATGTGCATATCGACCTGTGCTTCCCAATAATCACATTCTTCACAACAATCAGGATCAAACATCTTCTGATTCCATATCTGCTGCTTCAGACATTGTTACTGAACCACTACTAGCTATTCCAGCTCCTTCTTCATAAGAATTGTATAATTCTTTAACTTCATTATGTGTATTTACAGCTTCTTGAAGCCTACAATGCACAATATCTGTTAATTGCTTTATTCTATCAACCATCCATTCATCTTTAATCTTATACTTGGCGTCAATATTTATACAATCTTGTTGTAACTTGATAATATCGGTCTGCATTTGTCTAAAATCCTTAATTATTGCTTCCTCATCTTGACTAATAATCTTTCCATTCTTTTTAACCTTTATTTCAAGTTGTTCTATTTTCCATACATTATCATAATGACCCTTTATTACCCAGAATCCAAAGAATAGGATAGTTAACATTATTATCATATCCTGGTACATTCCATCCATTTAATGTCTCCCTTCAAAGTTATATCTTGAACTATATCTATCTCTATAATCTGAAGCGGCTTTATGCCTCTTCTCATAGGTTTTTTCATCTCTTAATTCAGGATATTTACGTTGTAGTTCTCTTCTGACTCTTGTTACACTTTCCCAATTAGTAAGCATACTGCTCCCTAATATTGCAAAGAAACTTGTTACATCTCCCATTCTGGGCTTTCCTTGCATAAGCTTGGAGTAATCATCTCTCCAAATATAAAGCATTAACCTATCGTCAGACTTTTTTGTTTCTGGATAATTTTCGAGCATCCAGCGTACTCGTTCTTTTAGCTTACTCATAAGCTGCCTCCTATTTACTAGGGTTATAGAAAAATATTTAGGTATAATCGTAGTGTCAGACCAATTAATTTAAGCAATATTATCCACTATTGCACCTAAATAATAAAAAATTATAGGCTGCGAAACGGTGATTATATCAAACAATCCGAGAGTTATTATTTAATAAGACTCGCAGCCTAAATATTTTGGTAGGTATTCCACAGGATTTACGCTGATAGTAAAATAACTATCTACCTGTAAGTGAGGTTGTTTTGGCTTGGTGCCCTTTCGGGTCACGGATACCACAGCTCCCTATTACTAGGCAATCTCATAGACATTACTCTACATTGATTGACAATACATCGAAATATTACTATTTCTTATGCATTATGTGTAACTGCTTGACTATAACGCTGGGACAACTTTCCCATATTATCATAGTATCCGCCATAACAAAACTTCGTTTGTCTTCTCACCGTGTAATCATAGTGTCTTTAAACTCGTATTATCACAATATTTAGCAATAATAGCCAGATTATAACATCTGGATGATTACCCTAAGCTGCACGCCTTGTTGGAAGTATGCATAACTCTTAGGATGGAATTTATAAAACTATGTATTGCTGATCAGGCTCAACAGTTTTAAGACCTACCATATTTAAAATCTTTAGAGAAATTTAAAAA